GTCCTTGTAGACGGCCTCCTGGCCACGTTTTTGCTGCTGCTGGCCACTCTGGCTGCTCGTGCCCCCGCTGCCGCCGCTGCCCCCACTAGCATCGCGCGCGCTTCCGGTATTGCTCGACGAGCCGCTGCCGCTGCCCGCTTGTTGATGGGTCGCATTGCTCTCGCTGTCCGACGGCACCAACTGCATGCGCACCGTTTTGTCTTGCGGCGCCGACCAGAAACCGCCGTCCTGCGTCATGTGGAATTGCTGCTTGTCGCCGCGGCCGCGGAACATCGCGGTATCGCCCGCCAGGAGCTTGAACAGGCGATGGCGCCGATCGTCCATATTGCCGCTGACGGGGAACGAACGGCTTCCGCCCATGAAACCGATAAAGGTTTCGGCGCTTCCGACGATCTTGCCGAGCGCATCCTTTTCCGCATCGAACACGACGCTCGTGAAGCCGTAGTTTTGGGGCGCCTCGATCCCCTTGCGGGTCTCGTTAGCCATGAAGTTGCCGGCCATCTCCTGCATGAACTTGGTATCGTCGACCTTGTCGACCACGCTGCGGGCGCCGCCCGACGAGTAGGCTCGCAGCGAAGTGTGGAGCGGTGTTGCGCGGTGCATGTCGTTTCCTCACGGACCCGGATTGAAGTTGCGCTTGTCCCGCAACAAGCCCGGCATCACGAGATCAAGCGTCGTGATGGTGCCGGTGTTGCGGTCCTGGCTGAAAGTGCAATTCTGGATCTTCATCGTGTTATTGAGCAGCGCCATTGGCGAGCGGATAAAGACATCGTCGCCGGCATTCCAAAGGTTGACGCCGTCGCTGAGCCATCCCTGCACGACGACAGTCGCGGAGATCTCCGTGTAGTCGTGCCAGTCCGCTTCGGTCCTGGCCCGCTTCGCCAACTCGGCCAAGGTCTTCACAGGCTGCTCGGCCGGTGTGATGAGAAGGCTTTGAGGAATACGCGGAATGATGGTCTCGGCCGTGTTCGTCATCTCGCTCGCGGCTGAGCCGGCATCGGCATCGGAGGCGGGCTTTTGAGCGTCGACGCGATATTCGGCGTAAATCTGCTCCTGCGTAATCGTACATTGGCACGACTTGATATTGACCCCCTCGATAAGCTGGCCGGTGATCGCCGCTTGATGGTCGCCAATGAGCAAAAAATTTCCGTATTGATCCGAGCCCATCACAATGCCGCGAACCCGCGCGAGACGTTCAAGGAAATCCCAGATCAGCTCGCCCTTCTGCGCCTGCATCTTGTCGAACGGCGTCGGATCGAGCGTGCCGACGATCTTTATGCCGACCGGATACTTGCCGATGACTTCTTGCGCAATTTGCTGGAACGACTTGCCGTCGAACTCCCCAGTTTCGGTGAAGACGCTCGACTTGGCGACCTTCGAGGTCGCGCTCTTGCCGATCAGCATGACGCCATGCTGGTTCGCGTCATAGGCGACTTGGCGCGTCTCAATCCATCCAGTAACGGCGAGCTGGCCGGCAAGCATTATGTTGCACCAATCACCGGGCCGGAATTGAAGTTTCTCCCACAACGGAAATTCGTTTCCGAGAAACACCGGATCGCGTTCGGCTGCGGTGAAACGAAAGTAAGTGAAGGCATCGGCCCATCGTTGCTGGACCCACACCGTTTCCCAATCCTGAAACCGCACCCCGTTGACGTCTAAGATCGCAATCTCTTGCGGCTTCGGCATTTTGTCTAGTTCGACAATGCTTGGCCGGCTTGCGGACAGAAGGCCGGATGCACGATCTTGTTTTCCTCGCGGACCTCGTCGCACCGCGAGGCGTCATCGTAAAGCCGGTACGCGATGACGAGGCTCGGCAGCGGCTCGAAAAACACGAAGTTGAGCATGCGCGGCAACGGCCGGGCCGTTGCGATCAAGTGGTTGGTGACCGCGCCATGGAGTGTGATAAGCGCCTGAAACGTCGCTTGATCCATCTCGTCGGCCGCAATCTCCTCGGCGTCACGAAATGGCTGCAGCAATTGGGCCTTAATAACGTCGACGTCCTGTCGGCTGACGAAAGTCATGCCGGCGATGATGGCCGCCTCGGTCGCGAGGCAAAGCCGGATTCCGGCATTCTGCATCAGCACGCCGCCGAGCGTTTTCGGCATCTCCTGCTCGACGCCCTGGCGCACGATATCGAGCGCCTGCATGGTCGTGCCGGCCTGCCGTGCGAGGTCGAAGCAAGCATCGAGCGGCGGCCCCATCGCGTCCTCGATGCACAACGCATAGGCGTTCGCCCGTGCGTCGCCGATAGCGGTGCGCGCAATCGAACCCGGCCGGCCTTGTGCCGGCACCGTGCCGGCGAGGCTCGCGAGCATGCGGTCGACGATCGGCGCCGCTTCGCCTGCATCGCCGCGCTTCATGGCCCAGCCTTCACGCCCTGCGCCAACACGCGCATGACTTCGTCGCGCAACGTCTGGCTCGCGCCCGCAACGAGGATGCCGGTCGAGGCCGTGCCGATCTGCTGCGGGTCGAGTCCGTATTCCTGGAACGTCATGTCGAACACGCAATAGCCGCCGAACCGTTCCTCCTCGGTCAGCCGGTAGCGCGGACAGACAACCATCTGCGGCGGCTGCGTCGGCAATTGCAGAATGCCAGGGCCTTCCTTTTCGAGCGCCGCAATCAGGAGATCGCGCGGCACTCGGTAGTCGCGCTGCCATAGCGGCGTGTCGGTGTCGTACATGAACACGATGCAGTAGCCGCGGATAGTGAACTCGCGCGCGTGCCGGCCCATGTCTTCGGCGTAGGGCAAATCCTTTTTCGGGAACTCATGCTCGACGATGCGGCGCCCGCTCTCTCGGCTATTCATTTCGCAATGGAAACGTGCGCCCATGAACGACGCTGGCATCATGTCGCCGCGCCACGCCGACGGCAGATCGAACATGCTCGATCCGCCCACGGGCAGAGTGCGCCGGTCTTCGATGTTGCTGCTTTGCTGCGTTTCGTCGAGGTTCATATGTCGAGCAGCTCGGTTTGTTTTGCCGGCCCACGGCGCGCCGGCTCCATCTGGGTCTGGCGGTTGATTTCGACGTCCTTAAAGAGGCCGCCGCCCTCGGCCTGCACGCCGGTCCCCTTCGGCGCATTGACGTCGACACTGATTTTACCGGTGCCCTCGACCTTGGTAGATGAAGATTGCGCCCTATCGATCCATCGGCGTGCTTGAGCCTCGGGAGAAAACGCATCGATCCCGGGTTGCCCGACAACGCCCTGATCCCAGGGCGAGGCCCTATTGAATAGGTTGCCTTCGCGCTCCTTGCGTATTTGATGCCTGCCCGCGCCGCGCTCTGCCAATATTCTTTGCCATTCTCGCATGCGGGCCGGACTCTGCGGCTGAGAGCCGCCGGGAAGCCCGACCCAGTTCTTCGAGAGGATGCGAGACGCTGTGGCGAAGTCGCCGCGCTTGATGGCTTCCTGCGCCCCAGGATATTTTTGCATGTAGGCGAAGTTTGCGGCTGCTTGCTGGTCGTATGTGCCGAAGCGAGGATCGGGGAGACCGTGAGCTTTCGCCCAGGCAGCGTCATTGGCATTTTGCCGGAAGAACCCGGTATTGCCCTTTTCGCTTTGTGCCGCTTGATGCGGATCATTACTGGTTTCGAGATACGAAAGACCCTTCATGAAATTGCGGATGTTGCGCTGCTCGTTGCCGCCGCTGTCCGCGCTTCCCGGCGCGCTTGGCGTGGCGGGCGTTTTGCCGTCCTGCAGCGCCGACAGATGTTTTGAGCCGAAAAGCGTATCGATCGAAAAATGCCCGGTGTCGGGGTTTTTCCAATGCTCGCCGCCGCTCATCGCCCACTTCTGCTCAAGCTCATTCAGCTTGTCGGGATTTTTAGAAATCCACTGCTGCACATCGCGATCGACTACATTCCGACTATGCTGCGCCCAATCGACGGCGAGGCCCGGCGGATGCTGCGAGGGATTGCCGCGCGAACCGACACCGCCGAGCCCGCGCACGGGTGCGCCGGCCGCGATCATGTCGTTGAAAAATCCTCGAAACTGCGCTGCCGCGCGCTTGGCGACCGTGACCTTCTGGCCGTTAGAAAGCGTGATCGTCTCGCTGTCGGCGCTGCCGATCGGACGGGTGCCGGCCGGCACGTTGAAGCGCCCACCGCTCCCCCGTCCGGTTCCGGTGTTGTCACCCTCCTGGGCCGGTAGGCTCGGCAGACCTGGGCCGGCAGGGCCGCCAGGAACGCCGCCGCCGCCGCCGCCACCGCCAGAACCCGCGCCAAGGCCGCCAGAGCCACCGCCCATGCCGCCGCCGCCCATGCCACCGCCAGCACCGCCGCCGAAGGCATAGCGACCGCCGCTGCCCCCTCCGAAACGTCCACCTCCCCCACCGCCACCGCCACCGCCAGGGCCGACGCCCTCGTCACGCAGCGCGTAGTTCAGCTCGCGGAGCTGCGCAGTGTTATCGCGCAATAAGTCTTGTTCTTTCTGGTCGTCCGTGAAGCTCGCCTTGTGGAGCATGGTGCGGAAATCGAAGTCGCCCTCGAATCCCATAGGCTTCGGAACGAACGGCCCCTTGCCGCCAGGAGGCCCGAACTTGTCCGCCGGCCCGGGAAAGATAGGCCCTGGCATTATCATCGGTCTTTCCGGGCCCTGCATCGGTGGCGTTGGCCCCTGGCCGCCCTTTCCCCAGCCCCATTTCTCAAGCTCTTCGTTGATATGCGTTATGATCCTGTCGATTGTTTCAAATGCAGTAGTGAGGCCGCGAACGACCGGCCCGCTCGTCAAGTCGCGCATGATTTCCGCAAACGTGCTGGCGCTGTTCATTGCCTTGCCGAATGCGGTAGCGAGCTTCTCGCCCTCCTCACCGGCTTTGTGGAGACGGGCGAGGGCGTCCTCCGAAAGCGGTTTGAGTTCGCCCGCCTCGGCGAGCTTCGGCGTGTAGCCCTGCGTCGCCCAGAATTCGCGCTGGCGCCTCGCCGCCTCGATCTCGCTCGCGCCTTGCGCGATGGCGTTTTTCCGAACGTCGAGACCGCCCTGGCGGATAATGTTGAATTGCTCTTCGAGACCCTTCGCCTTGGTCAGGCGATCGAGGTACTGCTCCATATTGCGAACGGATTCGGGATCGCTCCCGGCATTCCTCATGAGGTCGACGCGGAGCTTGCTGCCCTCGCGCTGCAGGCCGGCAATCGCATTCGTGACGGACGCTATTGCCGCCTCGGCTTCGTCGCTCTTGATGCCGACGACGCCCAACTGTTCCGAGATATTCTTCATGGCCGCCGGGTCGACGCCGATCGCGCGAGCCTTCTGATTTAGGTCGCGCATCTTTTCGCCCATCTCGACCATATCGTGGATGGTCTTGGCGATCGCGACGCCGAGCATCCCAACGCCGAGCGCGGCACCCGACAGGCCAAGGCGAAGCATGCCCAGGGCCTTGAATGCCTCGCCGGCTTCGCCGCCCAGGCCCTTGACGACCTTGGTCAGCTCTTGCGTCTCGCGCTTGAATTTCTCGGTGTGCTGGGATGTCTCGGTGCCGCCGATCTGCTTAATTTGATCATTGAGCTTGGCGAGGCCCGCCGACGCGTTGTCGGCGAGCGTGACGGTTAAGCGAAGTTCTTCTTGCTCAGCCATTACCAGTCATCGCCTGCTGATGCTTGCTGTTGAGCGATATCGCATTGAGCGGTGCGATGCAGATGCAGCGCGACATCGCTCAACGGCATGGATAGGAAAACGTCCGGGCTGACGTGATACCAGCGCGCGAGGCGGTAGCAGTCGAGGATGATCTCGACCTCGTCGCCTACCAAGCCGCTGGATCGGGCAGAAAAAAACGGCGCAGCCGATAAGCGCAGCTATTCCAGTCGCGCGGGTCCATGTCCTCGATGAACGGCGGCAGAATGCCGGCGAGCGCCGAGATGATATAGGTCATCTTGCGTTCGTCGATGACAACGTCGCCGTCCTGGTTGACGCGCACCGGATTGCCGAACCGATTGATGTCCGCGGCGCGCGGCTCGCGCAGCGATATCGTGCGCACCGTCTCGCCGGCATTGTTGCGGATGCCTTTGTAGAGCAGCTTGACGACGATCGGCCACTCGTCCTGCGCCAGCGGCTGCAAGTCTTCGGGCGATGGTGCGATTTCTGGCGGCGGCATCGCGGGCTTGATGGCTTCTTCCTTCTTTACGGGTTCAACGAAGCCCTCGCG